CGGGTTGGCGTTCGGTGCCCGTGGACATGGCAAGGCGGCGGCTCACTACGAGATCGACCACCGGGTCATCAACCTGACCAAGCCCAGCGGCGCGGGGTGCCTGGCTCACGAGTGGTTCCACGCTTGGGACCACAACGCCTGCCTGACCGCGGGCATCGGTGGGCTGTCTGCGACTGCCGCCCTGCAGAGGGCGGTGCGAGACCTGCCGCGGTCCTTCAAGCGGCGGAGCGTCGAGGCGGACAAGACCCGGGCGAAGAAGTACTGGAGCCTGCCTCACGAGATGCTGGCTCGGGCGTTCGAGCGGTGGGTTCGCGATTCGGTCGAAAACGACTACCTCGCGAACATCGTGAAGCTCGAATCGTTCGGCTGCGGACCGGAAAGATACGTCTATCCGCTGCCCGAAGAGATGGCTGAGATCGACGGAATCTTCCGGCAATTGTTCGGGATTGCTGCCTGAACCGTCGCGGCACGTTGCCGCGGCGGCGCGACTAGGGGATGATTCGACACGACCCCCGGGCGGGGGAGCGAGAGGAAACGAGCGATGAACGGAAATTGGATCGAGACGAACGAGGAGGCCGACGAGTTTCTCGCACGGCACGAGCGCATCAAGCTCAACCTCCGCAAGGTGCGTGGAGGTTGGGTGGCTGAAGTAGATGGCACACGGGAGCGTCCGTTGCCGCATGGCCCGATGCCCTTGGCGGCACTGCGCATGACGCTGGCAATCCGCTACCTCGCGGAGAGTCACGGGCAGACCGCGCGCGTCAACCTCGCCTGGGCGCGGCGAATGCCCAACTGGGCGGGCGAGCTCGGAGGGCTTCCGGAGATCGCGGCGGCGATCCTTCGATCCGAGGAGACGATGGCGACAGCATGACCACGAGCGCGGAAACCCTAGAAGCGAGGAGAGAAACGATGGCGACATACGAAGTCAGCGACGGCACGAGCTGGGACACGATAGAGGCGGCAGACGACGCGGCTGCCATTGCGGCCGCCGAGGCGTGGCTGCGCGACGGCGACTGGCCAGACGAGGAGACGGTGTACCTCTCCGCTGCGGTGATGCGCGACGGCGAGGAGATCGGCACGGTCGAGGTCACGCTGCCGCCGCGGACGCCAGCGTGCGTCCGCGGGCACGACCACGACTGGCAGCGCCCGGTCGAGGTGGTCGGAGGGCTGCGCGAGAATCCCGGCGTCCACGGTTCCGGCGGCGGGGTGAAGGTTACCGAGGTCTGCCGGCACTGCGGGCGGCGGCAGCACACCGACACCTGGGCGACGGACCCTCGTACCGGGCAGCAGGGCGTCGAGCGTGTGTGGTACGGCGAGCCCGACGAGACGACGCTGGCCTGGGTGGAGACGCAGCAGGACGCCGACGGGTGACCGGAACGTGGCAACCATTGGATCGACACCAGCCGGCCCCGTCCGGCGAAACACGAGGAGAGATGCGGTGGCGACTTGGTACGTGATCCGCCGCGGATGGAACGCGGCAAACCAGAGCAGCGTGGGCGGCCGTGCGAACCCGTGTGACGAGTTTGAGAGCCGCCACCTCGCGTTGGTGGCGATCGTGGAAGCCGAGGACGAGGAGGCGGCGGTCCGGCAGGCGAATGTCACGGCATACAACGGGCAGAGCGTGTTTGCGACGCGAAACCCTCGCAGCGCCGCGGGGCTGACTCGCGAGGTGAGGCATTTTCTGTCGCGCAAAACTGTGTGATGGACCCCGACCGATGAAACCAGCCGGCTCCCGGCCGGCGAAGCCAGAAGGAGAGAGACGATGGTGACGGCGGATGACGAGCAGTCCGAGCGCGAGCAGAATCCGAGTTTTCAGTCGCTGCTGAAGACCCACAGGCTGCGGAGTCTGACGGGCCGAGCGGCTAATGGATTCTCAGTCGTGTCGGAGAGCGGCAGCACCTACACGGTGACGCTGGTCGAAAGCCTCGACAGCATGGGGAGCCTGCGGTTCCGTTGGAGGTGCTCCTGCCCTGCACGCGGCCGGTGCAGGCACATCGACGCCTGCGAGCAGGTCGAGCACGCGGAGGCGGCCGCGGACGGCGACATCGACAGGCTGGAGATGATCGAGCACGCGCAGGACTGACGACGCCGCCCCGCGGCAATCAGCACGATTCAACCCTGCCGCCCCGTGCGGCGAAACCGGAGGAGGAGACGATGAGGCGAGAGTATGTGGCCGTGCTCGACGGGGACGGACGATTCCCGGACGAGATCGTGGCATCGTGCGAGGCGTCCAGCCGAGGGGCTGCTGAAAGCAAGCTCGACCCGAAAAGGCAGGGACTGTACTTGGTAATGACCAGGCGACAGGCAGAGGCCCGTGGCATCCAAGACCTGAGACCTTCTAGTCGAAGGGCTTTGCGGTGACGCTGCGAGACGGTGCGGGCGATCGACCGATTTCTGTCCGGCAGCGTGCTGGCGGCGGCGTGAGTCTCGGAGAGTAGAGACGAGGAGGCAGGTCGATTATGACGATTGCAAGTGAGGTAAACAGTCAGCTCGCGCACGTTCGGGAGTTCGCTCCGAATCTCGTCTGTCTTCGAGCGGCGCTGATTCCATTCGACGACGTAATCGTGGAGTCCTGCGCGGGACCGCAGCCGCAGGCCGCTGATTTCGACCCAGACGAGGAGCCGTGGTTCGCGGTGACGGTCGGAGACCCCCAGTACCAGCGCGCGTCCGTCACGTTTCGGTTCACCGCCGACAGGGTTACGGCTGAGCACGTGATGTATATCAAAAAAAGACCGGTGCTTGTGGCAGACCCTCGCGAAACGACGCTTGGCGCAGTCTTCAATTACATGCGCCAGTTGCCACGGCCGATATCGTCGTTCTGACTAAGCGGGCGCCAGCAGTAGTAACAGCCGAGGATGCCAACGATGAGCCAAAAGCCCAGGAAAAAGACGAGCCCGAGGAAGGCAATCGCCCCCAGCAGGGTTGAGCGTGCTTCTGTGGACTTGGTTCGTGGAGAGGCTTATGCCCTGCTCGCGGTTGCCGGGGAAGCCATAAGCATGGGCGCTGGGCCGGACGACAAGATCGAGAAAGACTTCGTGGGCGCGGTCAACAAGCTCCGCAAGGCATTCCGTTTCAAGATCGGAGACGAAGACTAGCTGACGAGCTGGTCGTCAACGGGGTCAAACGCCTGTCCGGCGTCGTTGACTGCGAACGTGACGGCGACGGGGAACGTCCGGCCGAATATCGGCCTCTCCCAGACGCACGTGTCGCACTGGAAAACGCTGCAGTCCTGCCCGTTAGTCCGGATCACTCCCGACGACTCGATCTCTCTACCGCACTTCGGGCAGTGCCAGACATCTGCTACCACAAGTCACCGAGCGAGGACGAAGATGATCGCGACAAAAGTGCGCTGTTGCCCACAAAAAGGAGAGCGGTATATTAGCAAGTGCCGCCCTGTCTCTGGCAATGCCATGAAAATCCCAAGCTTCGATCCTGACCAGTGGGTTTGCATCTCGACGGCTGCAAGTCTCGCCGACGTTCATAGAGAATGGATGAGGCGTCTCGCAAAGAGCGGCAAGGTGCGATCGTTCTCGATCGAGGGGCAGTGGTTTGTTTTCCGCCGCGACGCAGAGGCGTATGTGCGTGGCAAGCGAGGGCGTCCGAGGTCAAAGGACTGATCCCGCATGGGAAAACGCGGCCGACGACCAGAGCCGACCATCCTCAAGATCGCCAAGGGTAATCCTGGCAAGCGGTCGCTCAACATGAGCGAGCCCAGGCCGCCAGTCGGCGAAATCCTTCCTCCAGACTGGGTGACCGGAGTCGCCCGTGCGAAGTGGGACAACCTGGTTCCCAAGCTCGTCGCCATGGGCGTCATGACCGTGTCGGACATCGACACGATCGCGAGGTACTGTGCCATGCACGAGCAGTACCTCAAATACCTCGACCAGGTTCGCCGCGGACTTGACGTGCTTGTTATGCGTGATGAAGCCGGGCGAGTCCGGTACATGCAGAGCACGCCGGCAGCCACGATGATGCTGAAGCTGGCTACCTCGATGCTCCGCATTGAGCAGGAGTTTGGACTGACTCCGTCGGCCAGGAGCGGTATCGTTGCCTCGCAAGCTGAGACCCCCGAGGACATCTTGTCCCGCTTCCGTGCCCGCAAGGCGAAGGGCTGAGTGGTCTCCCGGCTACGTCTATGACCAGTCATCTCCGGATCTGGTCATCGAGTTTCTAGAGTCGGTGTGCCACCACACGAAGGACTCTCCGACCGCCAAGGCTGGAGAGCCAATGCACCTCTTGGATTGGCACAAGAGGGATGTCATCGAGCCGCTCTACGGCTGGAAGGGCGCCGACGAGTTGCGGAGGTACAGGGTCGCGTACCTCTGTGTGCCCAAGAAAAATGCAAAATCAACGCTTCTCTCGGCGCTCTCTATTTGGCACCTGCTCATGGAGGGCGAGGGCGAGCTCGGCTGTATCGCGGCAAAGGACCGCAACCAGGCAAGCATCATCTTCAACGAGACGGCGCAGATGGTGTCCCGTTCGCCGGTGCTCGCCGCCTCGCTGGAGGTCATCGACTCGCGCAAGACGATCCTCTGTCACGGCACGTCTAGTAGCCTGCGGGTGATCTCGCGAGACGCCGGCGCGGCCGAGGGGCCGTCCTACTCGTTCGTCTTCTGCGATGAGCTTCATGCGTGGCCCGACCGGAGGCTTTTCGAGGCGCTTCGCTACGCCGGGCGGTCTCGTCCGCAGCCGCTGATCTGCACGATCACGACCGCCGGCGATAGGCGCGACACGATTTGCTGGGAACAGCACGAGTACGCCGAGCAGGTCATTGCCGACCCAAACTACGACCCCCGCTTCTACGGCAAGATCTTCGCTGCCAGGACTGACGGCAGCGAGGACTACTTCGATCCGGCTACGTGGCGTCGATGCAATCCAGGCATGGGAATAACCATGACCGAGGAATCCTTCGCAGCCGACGCGCAGGAAGCCCGGAATAAGTCCACCAAGCTCAATAGTTGGCTGCGTTACTCGCTCGGCGTTTGGACAGAAAGCAGCCAGCGGTGGCTCGACCCGGAGAAGTGGGCTGCCTGCGGCGAGCCGCCTCAGACGCCCTTTGCTGGTCGCCCATGCGTCATCGGAATGGACCTGTCGAAGACGACCGACCTATCGGCGATGGTCGCCCTGTACCCGTGCGAGGGCGACGAGTTCGAGGTGGACGCGATGTTCTGGGCCCCCCGCGATCTGATCATGGAGCGCGAGCGAACCGACCGGCAGCCGTTCCAGCACTGGGTCAGCTCTGGGTTCATCACGGCGACCGACGGTGACGTGATCGACCACGGGAAAATACGCGAGTACGTACTTGAATACGCGAAAAACCACGACGTGCGCCACGTGTTCATGGACATGAACGGGGCGGTCCAACTGGCGGTGGAACTGCAAGGGGCGGGGCTCGACGTGGCAGGATGGGCGCAAGGTTTTCGCGGGATGTCCTCGCCGACTCGCCGACTTGAGTCGCTCGTACTGCAGAAAAAAATCCGCCACGGAGGCAACCCCGTGCTGTCGTGGATGGCCGCCAACGTGACCGTTGAGACCAACGCCTTCGAGGACGTTCGCCCGGTAAAGAAGAAATCGACGGGTCGCATCGACGGCATCGTCGCCTTGATATTTGCAATCGGCGGGCACGAGCTCAAGGGCTCCACCGACCATCAGCAGACGCCCCCCTCAATCATCGTGATATGAACTCACCAGCGACGGCCAACATCATCTGGCTACCGAGCACGGACCCCGCGCCAGAGCGGCGGTCGTTATTCAACTACGAGACAGGCACGTTTGGCGGCAGCAACAGGTCGATAGCCGGTATTCGGATCGACGAAGACACGGCGCTGCAAAGTACCGTTGTTCTGGCGTGCCTGCGCGTGCTCGGCGAGTCTGTGGCAAGTCTGCCGCTGCACGTCTACCGCCGGCTTCCCGGTGGCGGCAAGGAAGTTGCGCGCGAGCACCCGCTGTACCGGATTCTCCACGTCGCCCCGAACAACTGGCAGACGAGCTTTGAGTGGCGGGAGCAGCAGCTTCTCCACCTCGGCACCTACGGGCAGTCGTTCTCAGAAATCATTCGCGACAGCCGGGACATCGTCACCGAACTGATCCCGCTGCATCCCAGCCGGATGACCGTCGAGCGCGTGGAGAGCGGCGCCCTGCGGTATCGGTATATCGAGGCGACCGGCGGGTTCACGAACTACTCGCAGGGTGACGTAATGCACCTGCGGTGGATGTCGAACGACGGCGTAAACGGCATGGTGCCGGTCGAACTCGCCCGCGATGCGATCGCCCTGGCGAGGGCATGCGAGGTTCATGGCGCTGCGTACTTCGGCAACGGAGCACGCCCGGGAGTCATCCTAAGTACTGATAGCGCGCTGAGCGCCGAAGCCGCCGAAGCTCTCCGAAACAATTGGGAGAGGGTGCATCGCGGCCCAGACCGTTCAAGCAAAACGGCTGTCTTGACGGGCGGACTCAAGCCCATTGAGATCGGCACGAACAACCAAGAGTCGCAGTTCCTCGAAACCCGTCGGTTCCAGATCGAAGAAATCTGCCGACTCTACCGGGTGCCGCCGCACCTAGTCGGCGACTTGTCCAGGTCCTCTTTCTCGAACGTCGAGCAGCAGAGCCTCGACTTCGTGCAGCACACGCTTTTGCCGTGGCTGCGTCGCTTCGAGTCGGCATTCGCCCGCGACCTGGTCGAGAACGATGACGAGTACTTCGTCGAGTTCGACACGAGGGGGCTGCTGCGAGGCGATGCCGCGGGCAGGGCTTCCTACTACCAGACGCTCTGGAACCTGGGCGTCGCGAGCATCAACGAAATCCGCGGCTGGGAGAACCTCAATCCGGTCGATGGCGGCGACACGCGGTTCGTGCAACTGAACATGCAGACACTCGCGTCTGCCACGAAGGAACCGGAGAAGCCCGCAGAACCAGAGTCACCGGCTGCGTCGGTCAACGACCTCGTCACGGTTTTGCAGCAGGTCGCCGCCGGAACCGTGGCGCCGGACGCCGCGAAGGAGATCATGGCTGCCGTCTTTCCAGCCCTTGAGGGGAAGTCGGCAGACGCAATCATCGGCGGCGTCGCCCCGCCGAAGTCGGATCCGCAGCCTGAGCCGCAGGGCGATAGACCGGTGGCCGACGTGGGTGGGCTCGCAGCCGTCATCAGTCAGGTCCGCGAGGGCGTCATCGGCGTGGACGCCGCGGTGGCCACGCTCGGCTCCGTGTACCCGAGTTTGCCGCAAGAAACAGCACGACTCATCGTTTCTGGCGTGAACTCGCCGCCCGCCCCGCCGGCGCCTCCGCCGAGTCCGGCGGCTGACGTAGGCGGATTGCTCGCCGTTCTGGGGCAGGTCAGCCAGGGCGCGGTCACCCCCGAGGCGGCGCTCGCGATCATCGACGCCGTGTACCCGGGAATGTCTGACAGGCTTGCCGAGGACATCGTCGGTGGCGCCAAGCAGCCGCCGGCAGCTCCCGAGGCGGCTCCCCCGCCGGACCAGCCGGCTGAACCCCCGGCAGGGGAGTCGCTGAGGGAATCTCGCTCTGTCATTTCCATCGACTTCGACCGCACGTTCGCCTCGAACCCGGGACTGTGGGGGGCGTTCGCAAGGCAGTCCGTGGCTGCCGGCAACACCGTCGTCATGGTCTCCAGACGCCCCGACACACCGGATAACCAAGAGCACGTCGGCTCAACTCTGGGCGAGTACCGCGAATCCTTCAGCCATGTGCTGTTGGTCGGCGACCGGCTCAAGGACGAGGCTGCCCGCGAGGCTGGGGTCGAAGTCGACATCTGGATCGACGACTCGCCGCAGTTCGTTCGGGCTGCCGAGTCTCGTGCATCAGCGGACGCCGTTGGGGAAGGAGACTTCGTGTCGTGGGGATCTTCCGGCGGACGTGCCCGCGGCCGCGTCGAGCACGTGATGGACTACGGCACGCTCGATGTGCCAGGCACCGACTTCAAGATCGACGCGAGCGAAGACGATCCTGCGGCTCTCATCACCGTC